CTTTCCACGGGCCTGTTTTTAATTCAATAGGTATATAGTTTCCATCTTGAACAAACATTCTATCTATAATGCCCTGTAAATGTACATTATAATCCCTTTCTAAAATACATTTTGGGTTTATATCATGAGGTATATGTATTACTGCATTCAACAGTATTTCATTTATAACAGGCAAATACTCATCTATACTATCATTCTCCTTTGCTTGAATGAATCTTTCTGCTTCAAATACAGAAAGAGTCCTATACATTTCAGTATAATCATCAATAGGATGAAGTCCCATGTTATATTCAACTAATTCAGTAAAACTTAAATCTTCTGCTTTCTTAATATCAAAATCATTAAAAAACTCTTCTCTGCTATTGTGAACAACTGTTCCTTTAATCATTGCTTCGCTTGTTCCTTGAGGCATTCTAAGTGGATATGAAAACTCATATTTCTTAGGACACCATTGAAAAGAACCAAACGAAGATTTAGTAATCTTTAATATGGGTTCGTTTTCATCATCGTATTTTTCTGGATACCATTGGTATGTATATTCTCTCATTCTTCTTCCTCTCCTTTGTGTTTATTATAATAATCTATATCTAATGCTTTAACTATTTCATCCATTTGTTTTCTAAATTGTTTTGCATCAATATCATTATTATATCTGAATGTTAATTTCATTCTTTCATCATGCATTTTTTCTCTTGCTAATTCTAATTTTTTTTCTTTTTCCATATTACCACCACTCATCTAATGTTGATTGATTTTCATCAATCGTAATCTTCTTTAAATCCCAACCCATTGCTCTGTATATAGGTTCTGCCTTCTTTACTATAGAATCTGCATAATGTTTATAATCAGGATTCTCAGTTGCGAGTTCTTCAAATGTTGGAGCAGATACATAGGAAGGTCTTTTTCTAATACCAGTTACAGGATTAACATATGTAGGTCTTTGTAAGTCATCTGACACCTTCATATAAATATATGAATCATTAATTGGTATAGAAGACAATTGGTTATACCATAAAACTCCTTCAACACCTGAACCTATTGATGGTCTTTTACCTGCTATAGTAATAAACTCAAATCCATTACCACACTTAGAACAAAAAGGTTCGGTTTGTAGTTTCTTAAATTTATTTCTTTCAGATAATATAGAATCAACATTATATGCTTTTTCACAACTCTTACATTTATATTGGAATCTTTCTGGTCTAAATCTACTTCTATTTACAATTTCATCTAATTGCATATTACCTTTCAAAACCCTATTATATTCTTTTCTTAAATAGTCGGTAATCTCTTTTTCCGATTGTTGTCCTACCCATCTGTTTAAAACTTCTAATTGAACTGTTTTTGCTAATTTAGTAATTGCTACTCTTTTAGCAGAAAATCCTGTCATAACAAATTTTGGTTCATCTAAATACTCACCATCTTTCCAAGAAATAAGACCTGCGTTTCTATTCTTTGTTATACCTACACCTAAAGATTCATAATATTTTTCAAACTCTAATACTACAGGGTGTTCTTTTAATCCCATAACATTAGGAAACTTCTCTCTAACTTTGGTGTTCAACAAATCAAGAACTTCTCCTGTTCTATTCATTGGAATTTGAACGTAAATTGAATCTGTATGCCCATAAACTACTTTCATTTTAATCCTTTCTCCTTTCTATCTTGTTTTTTCTTTTTGAGATAACAAATCCCACAATAATTCCTACGAGTATAATCATATGATTTAGTGTTTTTTGCAGATATTATCTGATTACAAATCATACATGTATTCATGACAACAACTCCACACCTACTATAATTGCTATAATAACTTTAACAAATGAAAATATTGTTCTCCATAATGCTAGTATAGCAAAATTATCTTCAGACCAAGTTTTAAACTTCATCTAACTCTCTCCTAAATATTTTAGCAAATACAAAATCTAATGCATTACCAATATACCATAAACCATAAGTCAATGTAAAAGATAATATAAATAACTTAATTACTGTTTCAATTGTTTCTATGTTAATCATTCTAACCCTCTCACTATAAATGCTGCTTCTCTAATTGCTTCTCTAGCACTAGCAGTTATACTAGCCGCCAGGTCTGTATCAGCCCAAGCAAATCCTTGATATCCAACCACACCGTAGAAAGACGCCATTAATCTTTTTACAGCCATTTGATTAGTATCCCATTTTGCATACTCTTCTTTTGTGGCGGCCTCTTTCATCTTTTTCTTATATTCATTTCTAAGTTCTTTTAATTCTAAAACTGCTCTAGGTAAAAGACCTAACTTATCAGTTTTGAAGTATCTCATTTCTTTAATAGTTTCTTCACTAAAATCTCTTGGTGTAAGAATATTAACACCAAACTCAGTAGGAACATTAGATTTAGTTTCCCAAGATATATTTCTTGCAATCATCATTGAAGGATACAAACCCGCATAATCAAATGCAGCAACACCTAAATGTAATCCGTTTGTTGCTTCTGATGAAGGGTCATAAATCATAGCACCTTCATAATCTACTTTAACATCTTTAGAACCTGTTGGCGCTTTCCAATCTGCATTACGCATAAAATATATACCACCCATGTTACTCGCATAAAAACAAGCATCAAAAGGAGCAATAAGCAAACGCTGTAAAGATAAAACTGCTTCTGATGTAAAGTTTTTCTCATCAATTCTTACAATTAATTCCACATCTTTTTCTGCATAAAGCAAATAATTATCAGTATCTTCTAACCATCCCCTAGAAAAAAACTCATTTTTATCTGGGAACTTTTCACTAACTAATTTTTTATCTCCTAAAATTGTCTCAGAAATATAGTCTAATGCAAGAGAAGGTAATGTTCCTTTCTGAGCATCATTCCATTGTCTTTCAAATGCTAAGTCAAGATTTAGCGTTAGTCTTCCCCTAATAGGTTGTTCAACAGGTGAATAGTTTTTAACTGCTCTTGATAGTTTAATTTCTCCAGAACCAAAGTAAACTCCTTTTACATCTTGGTATGGAGATATGGCTCTTGGGTCTATATTACAATGCATCAACCTTTCAATTAACTTTGGTAAATCGAACTTAGAACCGAACCAAGAAATCAACATATCAGGGTCTTTATCTATAATATCATCTACAAATGCAGATAACATTCTTCTTTCAGAATCAAACACTAAATGGTTTGGTTTCTTTTTAAACTTTATATTTCTGGGAAACCATGTATAAGTAGTATACTTCTTTTCATAATTGTCATATACTACAATACAAGTAATAGCACCCTCATACTGATGGTCGTCAGATACCCATTCCATATCCCAATAAAACTTTCTAAGATTATAATTTGGGAATTCAGTAAAATTATCTATGGTATATCTATAATGGTAAGCAACATCGGCTTCATAGGTATGAACCCATAGCCCTCTAAGATTCTTTACAAAATCTGGCCTTGAAGGAGACCATGTTACTTTCTTTAACTTCTTACCAAATAAATTTACTTCATCCGTTTCCTCATAATCAAGAGTAACAGTTGCTCTAAACTTAGTGTATTTATCTTTAATTACTGCTTCTCTAATCTCTTGTGCAGTATCCAATATATAAAAATAAGGCTTGAAATCATCAAAGGTAGTAGTATACTCCACCCTTTCATTCTCCTCATTTCTATATCTTATTCCTATCATATTTTTATTATTTGATACACTTATAATCATTACATCACCTATCATTTATATATGGCGCTATTACCAATTTTCTATCTGAACCACATAACAATATTGGTTTATCATCTCCACCAAAGATTCTCATTGGTTCATCAACACAAAACTTATCCAATGGCGCTGAAAATTCAACAGTCATGCTTTCATCACTTACATTAATTAATGGTATGTCTTTTTGAGCATACTCAGTATTATGTATAGTGTGAGAAGAAAGACTAGCAACATTGCTTCCCGCTTCATAGTTAAGTTTGAAAGTAGCAGTTCCTACGTTATTACAAAATTTAATCGCTTCTGCTAAATCATCACCCTGAAATAATAATTCAGTTGGTAATTCTGTTTTACCAAAAACAACAGGGGTTTCTAAAGAAAGATTCATTATCCTAGAAATCAATCCATAATTATTATGCTCCACTAACTTAGCAATTCTAGCATTAGAAGAATTGTTTTTTAGCATAATATTTGAGTCTGTAACTTTGAGGTTTATTTCACCTTTGAATACCTTTAGGTATTTCATTACCTTTTCAATATCAAAGATAAACATTTGTTCCTCTTTATTATAGTCAACTACTTTATTTACATTTAATGCAGATTTATCATTTCCATTGTAGAATTCTATTCTATTATTTCTGCATATGCATAAGCAAGAATTGCTTACCACATCTATCTTAGATGTGGTTGAGGACTTATATTTGCCTTTAAGCCAAATTGCCTCAACCGCATCCTTAAAATCAGATACGCTTATTGTTATATTCATAATGTTCCCTCACGTAATTCGGGTAATCCGAACCACTTGTTTTCACCGTTTGTTGTGAAAATAGTCCATTTATTTCCTACTAACTCTGGGTTTGTTTTACTTGCTTCAAGTTCACAAACATAATTAGTAGCATTTTGTGATGGTTGTTTTGTAATATGCAACATTTGCACAAACCTAGCAGGTGTGCTTTTATGCCAATCTGGTACTTCTCCAACAGGAGTAGGCACATTAATGTTATCATATACAGGCTTCATGTGTGTAATAAGAAATCTATCACACTTTAGGTTACAAACCAAATCTAAAAGCCTGTTGTAAATTCTGTTCCTTATTTTCCAATCTAAGGTAGAAACTCTAACAGAATCTGTAGCCTTAACAATACTGCCTTCTCTTGATTGTTGTTTAACTAACAACTCTCTTAGCACATCGCTAGACCCTTCAAACGCTTTATCAACACCATCAAAGATAAACGCTTTAACTTCTTCTTCTTCAATCATTTCCTTCGCAAGCGCACAGAAATAATTTGCATTATTAAATGTGACTTCCCAATCCGTAGAACCATCTTGTCTTACTTCTAAAGGATTATAAATCATAATATTTGGGTCTGAATCCCAGTTTGTTCTCCATGTTGGTTCACAACCGTTATCAAAATCCAATATCAATATCTTCATTCCTTTTTCAATTTCTTCTTCTGTTCTACAATCCATTGCTATTCCAGATTTACCTACCTTTGGGTTACCTGTAATAGAACACAGTAAATGACTTCTATCTCTATCAAGACGCTCTTGAATCTGAGCCAGAATTCTCTTCTTTGTTTCTGCAAAGAAATCATTAGATTTCTCATCATTATTATTTACAGCATTTCCTTTCTTATCTTTAGTCCAATCCATATTCATCACCAATTTCTAATTCTACATTATCATATTTCCAATCAATAATATCTCTAAGGTCTTGTTCAGAAACCTTGAGTCTAATTTCTTTACCTGATTCAATATGAAGTTTAACCCAAAAATCTCCGGTATCTTCATTTAATCTCCAAGTAAGAAATTCAATCTTATCTACATGGACAGCATAACTGCTTCCATGAATAATTCCATTTTCTATTTTATACATTTAAATCACTTTTTTAGGGGCTTCACACCCCATTTGGTGGATTTGGTCAATCTCTCCACTAAGACAGGTATAGGATTTAAGTATCAAAACCAATCAAGGTCTTCTTCCTCTGCAATGAACGGTTCAGCAACAACGCCCATATTGTGGATACATAGTAAACCACTTACATTTAGAGAGACCTCTCTTAAACTACCATCTTCATTTCTTCCTTGAGAAGTTCTTGCAACAACTAATACAGTTGAATTAATACCAAAGTCAATTTCCACATGTGGTGGAATCCAACAAGTAGTACCTGCCCAACCTGCACTTTCATAGTTATAATCAGAGTTTACGTCTGTAATAGACATTCTCTTATTACCTACTCTATTTGGTGTAGCATTGATAGAAATAACAGTTCCATCAGTAATCACAAATCTTTCAGCATAACTCTTATTTGCTGCAGTGCTATGGTATCTATCCAAATCAATTAAAGGACTGTAATTATCCATTGCTACTTCCATTACATAATTTTGCATATCAGCCATAGAAGGTTCTTCCATTCTTTGTTCTTCTGAAAGTTCAGAATTGTAAACTAAACTTTCATATGTTCCCTGCTTGAAACCATATATTCTGTCCTCGTTATTAGAGTCAGGGATACAATCAAAGTGTAAAAACCTAAATGTTGTAGGTGTAAACTTCTTTGCATATGCTCCCTTATAGGAGAAATAATACATTCCCCTATTTCCATTTACTTCTCCCAAAAATACTGCTTGCATTCTAACTTGAGATGCAGGTAGTGGTTTTCCATAATTTGGGTTTTCACGCATACCATACTGAGCAATACTATCAACAGGTATAATAAAATGACCTGAATCTATTTCTACTGCGCTTTCTGGTAAACCAGATTTTGTTGCTGTTTTTTCTTCTCCGTTGTGTAGTCGCTTAACTAAATAAGCGCCGTCTTCAGTTAGGTCTGCTACTGCAACTTTACCATCACTGTAAACTTTGTTTGCATCCATTTTATAATTAGATACAATGTTCTCAATCATTCTTGCCCCCATATCTAATGGTTCATTTACAGAAATAAAGAACCCGCTTGCTTTCTTAACAAGACTGTTTCCTCCTGTGTTTTCTTGTTGTGGTGCATCCTTGTATGCGTATGCTCCACTAAACCATTGTCTAAACAATGACCTACCCAACAATAAATCAGTTGTTGGGTCTAAGTTATTTTGTTCGCATATTTCCATATACTTTTGGGTAGTTTCTTCAACACCCATATTAAGCCTTTCGGCTGCTTTTTCTATTTCATTCGTAATTCTTTCATCCATATTACTTCCTCATTTTTTTCTTTTCATAGTAAATTTCCAACAGTGCTTCTGCGGTAATAACAATACCTGCTAAAACCCAGAAAGTATCTGAGGAAACTGAAATATAACCAGCACTATTTAAAACTGGAAATATTATTAATGCTAGTCCACCTAGCAATATGATTTCATAGCGTAGTAAGATATGTTTTACATCCTCACTATCTACTTTACCATCTTTATTAAAATCAAACCATCTCTTTTTCATTACATCATCTGCCCTATCATCCATGAAGCCAATATTTTCGGAGTCATGTTTGAACATCTCCACTCAGCCTCTCCTATTACTCTTAAAAATTTGAATTTTTGTGCAGTATCTAAGTCTGATGATACAAACACCTCATGTAAGTTTTGACATATTACTTTCATATCTACCGATAAATACACTAAATCATGAAGTTTATTAAGGGCAGTATTGAAATCTCTATTTACAATACTATCTTTAATTTCATTATATGGTAATTGCATTTGTTCTATTTGTATATTAATAGGAGTATTACTATATACAGAAGCCTGTAATTCCGTAATCCCCCTGCGTAAATCCCCGTGTAGGCTACTTATAAACGTGCCTAATTCGCCATCTTCAATAGATGTAATGCCTTCTTTATCCATTATAGATTTTAATACTGTCTCAATTTGAGAATCAGACAATGAAGTAAAACCATAATTTGCACATCTTGATTGTAAAGGTGGTATAATCTTATGTCTATGATTACAAGTAATTATAAATCTGACATTATGACTATATCGTTCCATTAATCTTTTCAATGCATTTTGTGCATCGGGCGTCATTCCTTCCATTTCATCAAGTAAAACAATTTTATGTGGAACATCACCGACTTTCATAGATGACGCTACTTCTTTAATTGTGGTTCTTACCGTTTCTAACTTCCTATCATCAGAAGCATTTATTTCAAAATAGTTAGATTGTTGTTGTTCCTTCAATATCATACTAGCAATAACACCTGCAGCAGTTGTTTTACCTGTTCCTGCAGGCCCATATAATAATAGATTAGGCATACTTGTCCAATTTCTAGCATCGGATACAAACTTCTCTTGTCCCACTATTTCTTCTAAATACTTAGGTCTATATTTTTCTGTCCATAACATTTTTATTTCTCCTTATTGTTAATTCTTTCATTTTTAAATTATAATGGTTATGAGGCCACCATTCAGGCGCTTGTGTTTTCCATTCAGCAAACCACCACTTATCTTCGATGTAGTAGTTGCGGTATTTTTCTACTGTTGACATATCATCAAAACCTTCTAGTTTTCTACAATTCATGTTTTGACTTATTGCGATAGCAAACGGTGTTAAATCTTTAGACTCTATTGACTCAATCATTAATACAATTTTATCTAAATATTCTTCTAATGTGTCTTCTACTTTGTGTCTTTTATTATATCTTTTGGTATATTCTTTACACAAAGCACTAGTATGTCTGATTAACCATCTCATATTATCTTTTGATTCTCTTGCCCAAATGGTGCAAGGATGATTAAGCATTACAGGTCTGTATGGGCTATCATAACCCATATGGTCTAAACACGTAGAAATCATTTGCATACTTTCAGTAGGCATTTTAACAACATGTTTATCTAACATTTGTTCTGCACTAATTACAGGGCAGTTATCCAATACAAAAATATTCATTCATCATTCTCCTTTATATTACAGGCTCGGCATTTTGTTTTATTAGCACTTATTATTCTATTACAATCTATACAATTATTCATATTTATCTCTCCTATTTTTATTTATTATATCTCCATACGCCATGTCCGACATTAGTAAACATACCAGTCTTTCTTAAAAGCATCGCTAATCTTCTTCTATCGGTTTGCGTTTGTCTATGGAGTTTATTGCTACCTACTGCTTTTCTAGTATTAAGAAACGTAGCACATTCCTTAATATGAAATTCCTCACCCTTATTTAATTTATCAGCGAATTGTTCTATTGCTTGAAGGCGATAGACATTTTTATTATGTCCCGCCATTAAAAATCACCTAAAGTTAATTGGGTATTTCTTTTTGGTAAGTCTTCTTTTCTTGGATTAAGACCAACCATTGTTCTTTCTATCTTGTTAAGTCTTTTCTTCATAGACTTTTGAAATTCTTTATTTTGTTTTAATTGGTTTAATAAATACCAATCACTTTCTTTAAGACCTATCTTTTTACATACATATGGTCTTTTATCTTTGGGTCTTCTTTTCGGTATGTCTAACCTACCAGAAGAACCCCCTTCATGTGCATAAGCAAGTAATTCATAAAAATAGGCAGAAGCCCATCTTCTTTTTACTTTAGCATCTAAGAAGCCAATTTTATTTACACCTACGGTGCTAACTAACCATGATAAAATTTGTTCATCAAATGGTCTGTTATGTTTTAGTAGTCTAGCAATTTTATCTCTATCGCCAGATTTTTTATATGCAGCAACCAATTCAAAAATACTTAAATTAGGTTCATCTATCATGGTTTCAATATTTGAACATCCATTTTGTTTCATCTTTTCATAAGCATAATTTGTAGTTCCTGCTCTTTTAATCTTACATTTATCCATTATTTGTTTTGGAACATCCTTTTGATTTAGGGAAGTCAATACAACTTTACCTCTATACTCAATTAGTGTTCTAACAATCATATTTATATTTGGTTTATAATGACACTCTTCAATTAATATACCCTTATCTAATGGTATAGAATAGTTATCATCTATATTATATTCATTTGCATACTTAACAAGCGGTTCACCATCAAACAACTCAAGGGCTTTTGTTGTTTTACCTGTTCCTGTTTTTCCTATTATTATTGTTGTTCTTTCTCTATTCATATTTAACATATTATCATCTCATAGTCATTATATCTTTATATTCGCATTTACATTTTGGACATTCTACTTCTAAGAAAAAAGTTTTAGTTCCATTAGGTTCTAATGAAACATTAGTTGAAAAAATTATGTATCTAAATCCACACTCTTTACAACCGTGTTCTAATGTTTCCCTTACTGATTTCTCAAGTAAAGAAATATCACTAGAACTAAAAGCAGAATGATAGTCTTCCATCATATCTCTCCTTTAATTTCAAGGATTCTTTCTAATCCTTCTAATGTGTGATGCTCACCGTTATCTATTATTTGTATGATTTCTTTAAAATCTTTCCATGTGTTTTTTGCATCGGGTAAATCTTCTGGGATTATTTGACACAATCTCCAGATATTTAACAAACCACCAACCGTTAAAATAGGTCTAGGTCTGCTCTTGTGTTCTTCATCTTTATAATCACAGTTAATGGTATGTTGATTAAGTGTTCTTTGCAATGCTTGCAAAAACGCTTTACTACCTCTAACATTGACTCTTACTCTTACTCTATAACCTATTGATAGTTTTGCAGCCTTAGCCACATGCACTTCAGGTTTGGCAATAGATAAAAGTATACCTTCTAATTGTCCTTTATTAAACATCTTCATTTTTCTCCTTTAAATATTGTTTGTAGTCTTTAGCCCATTCTCTATTATTTTCCCAATAACCGGATTGATTACCTAAGTCTCTATTGGGAGGCCAATGGGCTGCAGTGATTCTTTCATCATTCCGTGTTTCAGCGTTATTTTGTGCTTTCATAGCAGCAGTATGAACTATGTCTTCTAACCATTCGGCCACAAAATAGGCTAAATCATGAGAGACTGGTAATTCCACTTCTTCTTTAATAACCTTCATAAAGTGAAATCTAGCCATACGCTTTCTATTAACTGGTGGTGGAGTAGGAACAATATATTCGTTTTTTTCGTTTACAAAAGGGCATAATTCTACCCTCATTTTCTTGAAACGACCCCTACTTTCATCCCCAACCTTCTTCAAAAACGCCACGCCATCCTCAACTTTTACGCAATTATAAGGTATAGCGTCTATTAGGGTCATTGAGCCTGCTTTAATCACTTACATCAACTCCTTCAGCCTTTCTAAAGTATCAATATCTGCCGGAAACTTATCGGGCCTCAATCTCATACATCTTGGGAATCTCAAACCAATGTTACCATCAGCATCATTTGTAATTAAATCACAAGTAACCTGTATTACAACTCTAGGTAAAAACAGATAGTTATCTCCTTCATAACCATCAATGATTTTTCTTAAATCATTTGTTAATAATGACAAGTCATCTTCTGAAAATCCTGTTCCACAACTTCCAACATTAATGTAATCAGTTCCATCCTTTACAGAAATACCAAAAGAACCAAACATACCTGTTCTTTTGCCTTTACCATATTGGCCTGATGTTATTACAACATCAAGTTCAAATCTAGGTGGTTTATACTTCAACCATCCTATGCTTCTTTTTCCAGGTTGATAAGTTAAGTTAGCATCTTTAATCATAATACCTTCAAAACCTCTATTGATTGCAATGTTATATGCAGTTTCTAATGTATCTTCTTTATCAAAAACATAAGCAAGATGCATTTCAGGAAATGTTTCCTTTAATGTTTCAACTCTTGCAAAAAGAGGGTCATCTAAATAAGAAACCCCGTTTAAAGCAAGTAAATCAAATATTGCTAATTTTACAGGACATTCTCTAATTGCTTCGGCCTTATCCTTTTTATGGACTCTTTTCGCCATAAGTTTGTGTTCTGCAGGAGAACCGTCTGTATTAATTGGATATATTTCAGTATCAATAACAAAATTAAAATCTAACTTTAATAACCAATCAACAACATCAGAAAACTGATTAGTAACAATCTTTCCTCTCCTATTAAATACAATAACATCAGACCTTCTTTTGTGAATTTGATATCTATTACCATCATATTTAATATCAATAAGAACCTTCTTTGGTTTCTTTTTTACTACATATGGTTTTGCTAACATAGGCTTAACAAATGTACCAAAGGATAATCCTTGCTTAATTGTTTTGCCTTCTGTTAAATGTTGTTCTATTTTGAACAACGATGAAAAGTGTGAAAGTTTTTTGATATCTTCTGAGGGGTGTCTAATTTGCATAGCCTTTATTACAGTGCTTTCATTAATTCCATTTCTGGGTTTTCTAAGCCAATACCTTACAAACCATTTCTTTTCTCTAGCAGACATTTCATTTAGATGTTCAGACATTACATTAAATGAATTACCTTGCATTGAAGAACAATCCATAATCAATAAATTATAAAATGTATCAAGTGATATATTTGAATCTGTTTCATTTCCTACATCTAACTCGTTTATCCCTTCACCAATATCTCCCCACATATCAACCGCAGATTGAACTTCGCTATCAAATAAAGCCATGCTGTTTGCTATCCATTTAATCGCTCTTTTTTCACCAATATTATTTTCTGGTAAATCAAGAGATAATATAGCAATAACAACTTCAGGTCTATCAAAAGAAGATAAACCTGCAGCAATTGCCTCTTTAGTTTGTGTAGGACTTTGAAACTCTATGGTTTCACATAATCTTGAAAATCTTGCTAAGGTCATATAAAATTACCTTCCTCTTTAATCTGCAAATCAACATATGATGCATTCACAACATCTGTTGTTATAACCATGCTACCTTTCATACTAGCATTGTTAACTATTTGATTTAAGAAACCATCAATTTTAAGTTCTATTAATTGTTGGATTCTATCTACTGAACCATCTCTTATGTGTGTTCTTTCTGGTATCTTTTCTCTTAATTTTAATTCAATCATTCTCTTGCTTATCATTATTATTCACCGCTTTATCAATTGCTCTCAATAGATGTTTAGCCTCATCCATATTTACCCTACATCCTTTTTGGGTAGGGTTTCCATTTTTATACCATCTAATATCTAGTATATTTAAATTCCAATAAACTCCTGTTCTGATGACTAATTCATCAGATGCGTTTCTAGGAATTCTTGCTACTACTCTTTCTTCATTCATATTTTAACTCCTTTATAAATTCATTTAAGGTTGCTTTAGTATAGAAATACATAGGCGATTGCATTTCATCTAATCTATTTGCTATCCAAACTGCGCCACCTAAACTACTAACCTGAACTATCTCAAATTGTCCTGCTTCGTTTTCAATAATCTGTATTGTTTCAACTTCTGGAACTAAACCACTATGTCTTGTTAATTCGCTTGCTATTGTTTTTATATTCTCAGAAACATATTGGATAATATGCCCTCTTTGAATAGGAACTTTAGCATCTACAGTTATGCTTAATGTTCCATTAAAATTACAAACGGTGCATCCCCCACCCCTTGACCCATTTTTAGAACAAATGGGACAAACCACTTCTGCTGGCAAAGGGGCAGGGAATTTAACAGTAATAGCAGTATTACTCATTCTTACATTCCTTACCCGTTGTTAATTTGTATACTATCTCATATTCAATAGTAATATCATAATTAAATTTGGGCAACTCAAACCAAACTAATCCTATGTTTGGTGCATCCCCATGTCTAAAATGTATCTTATCAACAACATCATAAGTTATGCTAACATTATGTTCAGTTTCAATGAGTGTAGTATTATTACTTAACTCATAAGTATATACTTGTATAGTTTGGGATATGCTATCATTACTATACTGATACAAATCACCTTGCATATCAACAAACGTAATATTGTTGAATATAACTGAGTTATTATCCACTGTGAAACTTAAATGGGTAGCAGTATATTTTACTGATATTACTTCCATCCATTTTGATGTGTTACCAAATGATACTGTATCAACTGTTTCATTTGTTAATACAACAATTGAACCTGATTCAGTCATAGATTCAACACCTTCACAATCATCAAACCATTCATCTGGTGCAGGTATAGCATCCGTACACCCTGCTAACATACTACTTATTACTAATAATACAAATATCTTTTTCATAATTCTTCCTCGTTTTGTCTTTCTACAGTTATTCTTTCTACTCTATCGCCATTGTCTTCTTCAATGCCTATGTAATATACTGCCCTTTCATTGTTACCTAAAACAGTTGCTTTAATCATATGTCTTTGATACATAAATATTGTATTCAAATCAGTTCCACTAAAATAAGCAGCACCAAAGGGATGAGTGTGTATCCATTCTTTAACAGGAAACTTCATCCCAATAGTTTGTTCATCTTGGCCTCCAAAGGTTACAAGTCCTCCATTCCCCACACTAATAAAAAGGTTGTCGTTAGAATCTATCACCACTTGGACTTCACGGGGCTTATCAAAGGCTTGCAGACTTACTCTCCAAATTGTGTCGTAAAAATGCAATACATTATCATTCCGATATGATTGACTTATATCTTCTTTCCAACCAGGATTTTTTTCTTCAAAGCCTTCATCTCTTGCATCTATTAAATAGTCCATATTCCTGTCTCCAATCCATAGGCTGCTATACCAATACCAACCAATACAAACAATATTGTTTGTACCCTAAAGGATTTCCTTTTCTTTTCTTCCACTTCAACTCTATCAGTTAGTTCTTCAATCTTTTCATTCAGTTCTTCTGATAGTTCTTCAACAACTACTTCATAGTCATTGAATTCGCCAAATGGCGCTTTATACATATGTCGCCACTTTGCTTTAACAGAACGTACTGTTCTGTTTTCATAACCTGCTTCAATTAATGAAGCAGATGTTTCTTCTGCGCTTAAGCCGTTTTTTACGGCATACATCATTATTTCTTCTTGTTCTTCTGTCCAACTCATAGTTTCTCACCTATATATTTATTATAAATTTATCACCAACATCATCACCATTAAACCAACGGTGAATCCATTGCGCCCCATATCCTGCAATAGCAACATGAGTAAAATGTAAGCCCTTTGTATTAAGGCTAGTATTAAACCCATCACCTTGACAGGAAAATGAACCTTCTGGCCCATTTAAAAATGTCTCACTAAATTTTTCATCTGTTAAATAACTAATTAACGCTCCATTTCTACCTTGCGCTCGTAAATCTAACCACTTAATCTTAGCATTATCACCAAAACCTTGTGAGTATAACAGTTTTCTAACTGATAGATTATCTGCACAACATATTACTAAATCATAACCTTCTAATTGTTTTGCAGTAAGCACTTGATATTTGCTCATTTGAGATTCAGTCAAGCCTACATCATAATCATGATTCGTTGATTGTAGTAATTGTTTCATTCCTTTAATCTTTAACTTATCTATATCTCTTTGTTTATAGTTTTGATAAAGTAAATTTTTTACTTCCACTACATCATTATCTGCTATATGTATATCATAGCACCATGATTTGTGGAGAAGAGGAACAAGATAACTACCTATTCCTCCTACACCGATTACTAGTATTTTTCTTTTTTCATTTTTGTTATAATTAATTTTCATTTTATCTTATCCTTATTCCTGATATAAAATCATCAACAGTCATATTTTTTAAATCTTCAAATTCACAATTGACTATTGGTAATAATCTTTTATATGCATTTCTTAACGATGTTCTCGATATAGAACAAGCGTCACATACATCTCCTTGTTTTACTTCATTCTTTCTTCTCATTAAATTTAACAACCATACAGTTCCAGCAAAATAGGTTCTTGTCATTCCTATTTGAGCATTCTCTAATGCTCTTTCTGTAAACTCAGAGAGTCTTCTTAAATCATAATAAAAATCAGAGTCTGTTCCTAGTTTGGCTGTTGTTTTATCAACCCATGATTGAGTATTAAAGGCATGTAATTTATGCGATTTCTTTAATACTCTAGCATACTTTCTAGCATTCCTAGAAACAATAGAAGGCTTAACATAATGTCTTTCTCCTATTTCATTTGCTGTAACAGGTATTTCTAATTCTCTTAATGTTAGAAACACAATTGCACATGCTCTTTCAATCAATGAATTACCTCTCATTTCGGAAGCCCTATACAATCTAGTATAGTAATGTTTTACTAATCTTCTAACATCATCTAAATCAACACCATTAGAATGATAAGATAAAACCATATAACATTCTCTAAGTCCTGTTCTCAATGCTTTATCTTTATTATTTCTTTTACCAAACATCTTATCTGTTCTAGCAAGTCTATTAGAACTTTTATTCTTTGCTTCATAATGAGCAATCATTCCTCCTAATCCTGCATTAGTAGGTAAATTAGATTTTATTATTTCACTAACAGCAGGTCTATCTTCAAATATCTTTGTTACTCTAATGAATCCACATTGGGTACAATATTCTTCACCCAACACTTCATCATAAGAGAAACTTGTTGATGTATTACATTCTTTACATTTCATAATATCTTCTCCCAATCTTCATTTTCACTATCAATAGCATCCCAATCAATTAATATTTTTGATGTTTTTTCTCCTTCTAATACCCATTTTGGTAAGTATTTATCTATAGTATATACTAAAGTAACAGTTATGTTATCATTTAACAATGCTAATGCTCTTGAAGCATATTGGTCTCCTAAACTAGAATTCCTATGCATGTTATCAATACAAATAGGGCCTCTTAAGAAACCACCTAAACTTTTCATTGCAATTCCTCCAGAACTTCTTGTTCTTCTATTATTATCTTCAATTAATTTTTGTTCCATCTCATGTAGAGATTCATGAACAAAGGCATATACTTTTACTTTTTGAGTATCAGTATGTCTATGACTGTGATTAATGATTACCCAATCAGCAATTTTACCCCTAACTAACATAATCTTATAATTATGAGTGTTTCTTTCTTTTTCAAGAATCTTTATTCTGTTTGGATATTTGATTTCTAAACTATTCATTAATTCAACTGCTCTTGATTCAACGATATCTTGTGTCCTGTTTTGCTTAAGGAATTCCATCATTAATTTTGCTTGAGAATCAGAAGGTGCTGTTCCTATTAACATAGTCCATAGTTTAACAGGTGAAACTAATCTCCATCTCTTTGAACGACTTTGGTTGTGATAGTAATAATTAACCATAATATCTAAATCATTAATATCAATACTTGCCCAGATACCATCTGATATTTCTAATGCAGCCTCTGTGCTAGAAATTAACTGAGTGTTTAATCTGCATTCTATTTTTTCTCTTTTGTTTACATCAAAATAATGATATGGTGTTCTGTTTTCTAACACATAGGCAACATTTTCTGGTAAAGAAATCAACTTCATAATATATTCTAATAGTTTTACAGGGTCTTTTTCAAAACATGACCTATAAATAAACCTAGACAATGCTTGAAGTAAGTTTTCTTTCTTTGTTCTTTGACCCATAAATGTATAATGAGTTGCACCTTTTTCCATAATCAATGCCATCTTATTATCTAAAGTAGTTAATGCTATTTTCCATTCTTTGGGTGCAGCATAATAATCTCTCCCTCCCCATTTAAAAAAAGACCTTAATTCTCTTTTCATTACATTAATTACAGGGTCTCCTTTCAAATGCTTTTCTGCATGTGTGGTTATCCTAAGAGTATTATGCATTGGTCGTCTGGGATAAGGTATTTTATCTACTGAATAAACAACAGAAGATTCTATTGGTTTGTCTTTAGGGTGCTTATGCAAATTGCTTATCTCATAAGAAGAATAAAGAACAAAGGTTGTGGAATAAGATTTTTTTGAATCATCGGGTGCAAAGATTTGAAAATTTACCACATAAGTATTTCCATAATTCTCAAACATAATCATTCCTCTTTTAATAATCTCTTAGGTACAAAGAAATTTTCGTTGTCTAATTTTTCTATATATTCTTGGTTACAGCCTATCATAAATCCATAAACTATAACTACATCTTTAGGTAATTTTTCAAACTGTTTCCATGAATAATGAACATCTTCAATAACTGGTCTTTTCAATCCATTACCATATAATCTCTTGAAGCCGTCTCCTCTTGTTCTTCTCATATCCTTGTCCTTTTTAAATTGCTTAATTGCTTTAACCAATTGTTTCTTATGATACTTATCATAAAATACTTTTTCCTTACTCTTTTCCATCAAAATCCACCTTCACATATTGAGTATTCTTAACTATATATCCATTTGGTAGCATGAGTTTATCCTTGCTTCCAATCGGGGCAACAGTAATGAATTCCATCTCTAATCTTTTCTTCTTATAATTATATTTGTAAATCCAAAATAATTTGTGTCCGGCCCAATGGGTAAAATAATATTTCTTTTTCTTTGAAACCTTTTCTATTTCTCTAGCCGCTAATATTACATCTTCTGTTGTTTTTTCTGGAACTCTTCTTTCAAGTCTCTCAGAAAAGTGTGGCGTAATTATAGCCCAAAAGAAATGAAAACCATCATCCTTTACTACTTTGACATGTTCTGATTCAAAAGGATTAAAATCCTTTCCACAGTTTTTACATACCATATTTCCTTTCGCTGTTAAGTCAAAATCCCTGCATCCACAGGTACAATCAATAAATCTCATTTTTATTCTCCTTTATATATTCTGCTAATTCTTTATACTCAGTTAGCAATGAGTTAAATTCTGTTCCGCTTTCTACAAAGCCTACTGCCCTAAATACCTTATAGACATATCTATAATAGACATGCAAAAAAAGGCTACCACTAAGAGCATCTTCAGTAGCCTTACGGAATGCGACCTTTAATTCAGCCGCATCCCGATAGGCATACTTTTCTGTTACACTTGTGAGTAGAGCAGGTAATGTATGCTCTACTTCATCAATTCTATCAATTAAGATAGAAGCAACTAATTGATAGTCTTCTAATTCTTCTATTTTAAATTTCACAGACACCACCAGCACACGCAGGTTCTTGTCCAAAATTACTATCATCATCAAATTCTACAATCTGCGTTAAATCAACCAAAGTCAATTCTTTCATCATTTCTTCATATCTTTGTTTACTACAAGACTCAAATGGTGCTTGTATATACACACTTTCATCATTAGGGAAACATGATAATCCATTATAGAAATATCTGTTTAACCACATCCATTCGCCTACTTCATCCCATTGGTCTCTTTCAATGAAAACAGTAGCAGAAACATTATGGGTGTTTTGCCCATTAGTATGTCCAGGTTTTACCCATCTTAATGTAGTATTCTTTACTCTTTCTAAGAACATAAAGGTATCTTCATCTCTCTTAGTTAGTCCACCCTTTGGTGCTTTTTGAGGTATCTCAATAATCCTACCATCTGGATTATGTTCATCATCAACAATCAATTCAGGATGGTTCATTGTTAGATAAGAACAAATTGCCTCATCTTTACCAACTCTAATCCTTCTAATATAATACCTGTCAAACCAAGCGTGAATACCAGATGAAGACCCGCATACCATTGATGCAGTTCCACTTGGTTTAACACAACTTAATCTTGCTGCAGGATTAATACCTAAGTGAGTTGCCCATTCTTGATTAGTTTGTTTTGCATGGTAAACTGTTCCTGTTAAATCTAAATTATATACACGATTTGAAGCAAGCCCTGTTAAAGATACACCTAATAAAGCATCTTTTTCTGTCGTTTCTCTCCAAATATCTCTTAAATAATGGAAATCTGTATACGAAGCCTGTAAAGTACCTAAAATTACTGCTGCTTCTACTCTCGCATCTAAATCTTCTTGATTTTCTATAGTGGAAGAATTAATTTCTGTCAAATTACAGAACTGATATGGGCGCAACCCTATCTCACAACAAGGATTTGTTCCCCAATCTTTATCGTTTGTTAAATAAATTCCTGGTTCTCCTGAGCCACTTGTCTTAATTCTGTTCCAAATTCCGTCAAAAAATTTCTTATCAACCCGATGCCTCAAAATAACAGCCGAATTATTTGCTCGGAATCTTTGTGCATCTGTTTGCATCCATCCCTTTCCTGCCTTACAATTTAACATATAATCATCATCAGCACTAAATAAAGATATTAGAGCAGCCCTTCGGTTTCCACCTGCTGTTACTGCATCTGCTAAATGACACATTATATCGTGACATTCTAAGGTTGTTAGTTTAGAACCTTTTTCCTTTTGTCTTAGTATACTTTCTATTTTAACTATACATAGTCTTAATGGAGCAGGGCCTGGTGCTTTACCACCTCTTGTCTTTAACCTTGTTCCTTTAGGTCTAATATCATCATAAATAAATCTAGGTCTTTGAGTTAATTCACCTGTATATGACCTAAACAATTCTTTAACTGCTTCTGCCCATCCTACTATAGAATCCTGAACTAATATTTTTCTTGTTCTATCACTATTTGGTTGTCTAATCTCTGGTAAACTTCTAACATGGTGTCTTTGCACTGAATATCCTAAACCTGTCCCATTCATTAATAAAAACATTGCTTCGTGAAAACATTCAACAGAATCAACTGGCATATATGCACAGTTGTAAATGCTGTTAGGGGATACTTCTATTGGTTTACCTGCATATTGCATTGACCTCATAGATGGTAAAACCTTGAATGGTCTAACAAAGTTATCATAAACATCAACTACTTTATTATACTGTTCTGTTGATTCATCGAAACCTAATTCTTGAAGTTTCTTTAGATGCATATTCATGTTTCTATTTACTACTTCATCCCATGTTTCTTTTCTCTGTTCTGCTTCTATCCACTTTGAATATTTCATATATACTGTTATGTCGCTTAATATTTTACTTGCTAATTCCATTGTTAACACCTTATTGTTTTTCTATATGGCATTTCTGCTAAATTGGTAAATGCCCCTACCCATTTTTTCCCATCATTGTTATGCTTTAAAATAGCCCATTGCTTTTCTACAGTAATTTTCCATGTAGGAAAAGATTCAATGGCATTTGTTAAGCCTATTTCTTGAACTATTTCATCAAAATCATGATACTTAGTTCCATTTAATTCTATGATGGATTCACCATCACATATAATTGTTGCCTTGCTACTAAATCCTAGAACATGTCCGATAGGATAAAAGTCAGCCCTGATAATAGCAAGACCTTGATACACCTGATAATTAGGTTTAACTTCCCAACCAAATATTTTCATAATTTGTGGAAAGGTCTGTTCGTTTATAAAATTGATATTGTCCTCTATCATAATAATCCCTCTTTGAGAGACAGGGGATAAAGAGGGTTATACCCCCTGCCTCATCTAATATAATTATTGACTTCCGCCAACAATTGCTGGTATAAGGTCAACTGAATCAACAGTATCCCAATTTACCTCAGTGATGGTTTCCCTTGAAGTAAGTTCTCCATCAATTAAAACCCAGTGTGTCGGGTGGTCGTTAATTTGTTCAATAACTTCCGTCATTGTTACGGACATTTCAGTATGTCCTGTTTCATTAATAATCGTTAATAACATCTCATTCTCTCCGGTATTTCTCTATCTGTTAGCCGCCTTATCAACCTTGCGATTGCTGTGACTCAATCAATCTGGCGGTTAGTAAATTGATTGTTCTTTCATATTGCCCTACTAAACCTTGCAAACTTGAATTAGCAGCAAGAAGTTCTTGATACGCATTACTAATCTGTATTAACTGCGTATTTTGTGTTTCAATTGCTTCTTCCAACTCTTCAACCTTTAAGGCATCCTTACTTTTCTTTCCTGTCTTTTTCTTTTCAGTCATATTTTTCACCATTTATTATTTCTTAGTTTGGTAATTTCAGTACCTGCTTGGCTTTTAGTCAATTCGTCTAAATCTCCCTCGTAACCTAGACGTTGCAGGTAATCTTTTTGTTTTTGTGTAGCCATTGGTGGTTTACCACCTTTATCAAGAATATCCCATAGTTTGGCTACTTGTTTTTCGGATAATTCTCTATCTTTAATCATTCTAAATCTGATATCTTTTAAGAAAGATACAGACCAATCATCAAATCCCATTTCTTCTGGGATAAAGGGAGGCACACCATAATAGTTACAAGCCTCAATGAATTTAGGTTCATCTGATTGTTCCTTTAGTTTTTCAACTAATGTTTCTCGTTTCTTAATTGAATCAGCAATCTTTTGTTTCTGTTGTTTGTCAAAGTTTTCTAAAGTTTCTATTCTTCTTTCAATAAACTTATCTTCCTTTGCTATAATTTTTTTAGCATTTCCTAAATTAAAATAAAACATCATAACATCTTGATGTAATTGTTGATTTGGATAACCTCTAGTTTGCACTTGTGGTTTTGGGTTATCAGGATGATTCCATCTCCATACAATTGACGCCATTTGATAGCCTGCCTCCCCAAAGTTTCCAGACTGTCTCTTCCTAATAAATGTTTTATCTCTGTTCATTCTTAATTTTGAATCGTAGTATTTTCCTTTCGTTCTTACATTGACTCTTAAATCGAAATCTTTTATTTCATCAAACATTCTTTGGAATTCTGCACCATGCATTTCCCACCAAGCATTAGACTTCATTTCTTTCATTCTAATATTAATCCATTCTTCAATCTTCTCATCAGTTATCTGTTCTTCTGCTAATCCTGATTGTTTCAATGCTCTTATAATCAGATACGAATTGATATGGTCTGAACCAACACATTCTCTTATTCCGTTTTCTGTGTTTAGAATTTCAAAATGATAAATTATATCATGACCACACAAACATTTGTTTGGGTGTCTTAATACCCAATTAGGCATTTGTTCTCCAGAGGATGACCACCAACATTTTCCAGTTGCTAACCATTCTTCTCTTGCTTCTTCATAGTTATCTGCTACAGATAATTCTACCATGTTAGCCATTAGGACTCTATCCCACCTACCATTACCTAGTCTTCTTTTCATCTCATTACAACCCATCTACAACAAACATCTTCTTCATTTGTTTCAACTCTAAGAGCAAGACTTTTACCGCATACTCTACATTCTTCCATTTTAATCAGCCTTCATGCTATGTAATGTAAGATGATAGATTGCATCATTAATGTAATCTTGTCCATCTGTCATATCGTAAAGGCTCTTTAATATAGTAGCCATTTCGATATCTATCTTTCCTTTCTCTATACAGGTCTCTATTAATTTCCATTCTTTTTCTTCCATTTTTTATTCCTCTTTTCTTTATATGCTTTTTTTCTTCTAAAATATTCTTCCCATTTCATGTATACCTACTCGTTGAGTTTACCTACCCAATCTTTGAAATCATCTACATCAACACTATTTATTGTAAATACAGTTCCACAGGTCATAAATACATCAACTTGTGTTATTGTGTCCATCTGTGCTAAGTGTCTTTTCTTAATTGTGTAAGCAGTTATGTTTTCTTTTTTTATTATTGTATATCCATTGTTAGTCATAAATTCTCTATCTTCTATCATTCTTCTTCAACTCCTAATATTTTATTTCTTCTTTGTTTCCATTCTTCTATTTCACCATCAAGGTGTTCTTGGTATGCTACTTTATTTTCAATTCTTCTGAATTGATTTCGTGTGCATCCATATCTTCTCATATAATAATTATCTACGCTCATTTTTATTCCTCCTCTAATTCATTTATTTGTTTTCTTATTCTATCTCTTTCGTTTATCAACCATTGAAGGGATGTTCCTTCAACATGTCTTCTTCCTACTATCATCAATGCAAGTCTAATCCCATCTTCTTTTCCCATGAGGTATTGCATATTTGTTTCTAGGTTGTTTATTTCTAATTTCATTCTTCCTCTCCTCTACATTCTTTACATATTCCTATAAATAATTCATAGGTGTGTTTTTTACATCCTGGCGTTTCGCATATTCTTGCAATTCTACCAGACATAGTTATTCCATCTTTTCATACATTCTTTGTTCAGATAGGTGTGCAGATAACATTTCATCTATTTTATCAAATAGTGCTTCTGCACATCCACCAATTGTTTTTCTATGTAATGCTAACCATATTGCAAAGTTTTGATTGATAATAATATTTACCTCATCTTCTGCTCCTGGCTTAAAAATAATAGGAGGCATTTCTTCATCTCTTATTATCTTAAACTCAACAAACTTTTTATCTTCTTGTTCTTGCATATCAAACA